ACCCCAGCAAAGAATTTTTACTTTCTCTGCTGAGGCCAAAATTAATTAATGAATGCAAGCAACAGTCAACTAACCCGACAGATATATATTATCAGGTAGTTGTTTATTTTGCAAATACTTATTTGTTTGGATTGAATAACTTTGCATTTTTCCTAACTCTAAGATTAGGAGTAACCTTAGATAATTCTCTTAAGATTATCTGATTAATTACATCTTCCATTGATTTTCTGCCGGATTTAGCTAAAAAAGTCTTTACTGCTTTAAGTGGTGGCCCAAAAACTTGAATACTATTTTTACCTACTTTGTAGGGGTTATTCTCAAAAATAGATTCTATTGCGTAAAAGTTTAGACCTTGGCCTTTAAATTCATTATCTAATAATAGCCTGAAATATTTCTCTACAGATAACTTGTAACGCTCTGCTAATGCATTAAGCTTAATCCAGCTTAGTTCATTGAAATCAATAACAACATTTACATCTAGTAAATCTTCGCAATCAATATCACGACTAATCCAAGTACGTACATCTATTATATCGCTAGGTGTAATAGGTGTATGGATTAAATTGTTAATCTCTCTCATCATTGCCTTAGATTCTTTTTCTGCTTTGGTCACTTTTGCGTTTTTCATTTTTGGTTACTCCTGAATTTCTCAACTAAGAATATAGTACACACTATATTATTGAATTGCAAATTTATAATTAATTTTTTATTTGATGGATGCTTTATTTAAACTATTGATTCAATGGAGCTAAATTAGGTGTAGGCAGTGATTCAATCCATCTATTTGATTGCACTACGTCTTGAGCTACTTCCTTCAATGTCTTACCTGATTCATCGTTGTTGTACTCGGAGTAGATACAATCTATTAGATATTGCCAGAAGTATTTACCATCTTTTCCAAGTACATAAACATTATTGAACCAAGTTCCTACACTATCTTTCTCTTGATGAATAAAACATTTATCCATTAGCTTCTGAATCATTCCGCGAAATGTTTTAGTTGTTACGCCTAGATCCTCTGCAATTAACTTCTGAGAAGAAACCATACAAATAAAGCCTTGATCCATTAATAATTTAACATTTGAATCAGGGTGAGCATTATCTAGATTAGTCCATCTCTTATCAATCAAATACTCTAATAACCCATAGCTTTCCATTGTGAAATATTGCATTAACCCTAACTTATTAATTGATGTAATCATTGATGCCTCTTTTTTTGTCCTGTTAAAAAATCCTATTTTGTTATTTTCTTCTTTGATGCATTTTTCTTTATATGTAAAAGATGAATCAATAAACTTAACTATTTCTCTGTCTGTCCATTTAGGTAAACATCTTTCATTGTATACCTTAAGCAATGTAAGAGCGTCTTGATAGTCCAGCTCAAAACCTAACACCAGATCATTAGATGCAAACATAGTTTGCCTACTTCCCCCTGATCCCTCAATTGCTGCTGGAATCTTATATAGTATGTGATTTCTCGCTCTATTGACTCTTTGATCTTTTGTCTCTTGCAAGTTGCTTACAGCTAGATTATTCAATGGAGTAGTATTTATTACTTTTTCTTCTTTTTCCTTTACAGATTCTCCAGGCAAAAGATTGTCTTTTGAATAAAAGTAATCAAATACCCATTGTGGACAATCAGCCATTGGAACATCATTCAACCCTAAGCCTTTTTCCCAAGTATAGAATGATCCTAATGGATGCTCAGACGGAGGAGCAACGCAGTAACCACCTACGCATTTAATATCAATCCCTCTATCTTGCTTATTAGTAACAGTGCAATCAATGGGTACCTTAAAATAGTAATGATGACCATTACTTGATTTAACTGTTGGTGTGGTAGGAATAATTAATCCAGCTGCTTTAATTCTGTCTTGTGCACACGTTGGCTTACCTGATTTATCAAAATCATCAACATCTAAAATCAATAAGCCGTTACCTCCCTTAATGCCAACATTGAAGGGTTTACCGTTCTTTACTCTTTTATTGAAATTCAAGATTGAATCTGATTTCTCCCATCCTGAGATCTTAGCCTCTTTTCCTCTGTATGCTACGTACACAGGATCTAATCCAAAACAAATATATTCTGTAGTCTGTTGAATAGTATTTGTATATATATCATTTTGTGCTATAATTTTGTTATTCATTTAATTCGGTACTCCTGAAGGGTAATTAGTTCTAAGCTGATTACCCTTTCTTATTTCTATTCAACTTCCTTACTTAATTCAATATCTAGCAGATTCTTAATTAACGCAGACAATTTCATTTGTCTGGATTTGGCTAGCTGCATATATTGGTTTTTTCTGTTCTCATCTACTTTAATGTCAATACGATCATTCTGTTTTGTTGCTCTCATTTTATACCTCTTAAGTTCTTTCACCTAGATATATAGTACACACTTATATTTAATTCTGCAAGTCTGCATTAAATATTTTTATTCTTAAATTTTATTGAAATCATAAACGGGGATTGGTGGAATTCAGAATCTTAGCTTTACATTTAAGATTCTTAATATTATTTCTTTCTTCTTTCTCTTCTCCACTTGCTTACAGAATAAAGACTCTGAGTAGTGGGTAATATTTACCTAACCCCTAATGCATCCTCTGAGCTGCCTGGATCTGTGTCCCTGGAATGACAGCTAGCAATCAAATGGAGAGAGAAAAGAGAAATAAAGAATTCAAGGCATATCATTTGAATTTAAGAATCTTGACTTGATCATCATTAGAAGCCTCAACTTCAATTGAAGAGTACGTATCCTGAATCACCTTTGCAGATGACTCAAGAATGCCCTGGAGCAGCTTGTAGAGGCTAATACCCTGCCTGTGTGCTCTGTACTCCAACACTCGCAGTAGATCGGCATCTATGGAGCAATTAACCTGCCTCTGAGCTTTGCTGCCTCTCATTTCTTCATCTCCGTTTGTTGGTGGATAAAGAGGCTGTACATTGCCTGGAGCTTCCGCAACTGGTTTCTAATGCAAGGGATTTCTGAAGGAATGGAGAGAAAAAGATGTCAAGGGATATTTGCAGGTGGTATTTTGAGGTGGGTTGTCAAGGGGATTTTATTCAATGGAGTTAAACAATATAATATTTAGCTTTTCTCAGAAGGCCTTCAATAACAATTATCTTTTCTTCCTTAAGGTCTTTAATGCCTCTAATGATTTGCTGCTCTTTTATATTGGGTAACTTCTCAGCAATTTCAGTTTTATTCAAACCTCCCTTTCTTCCGTTTGTCACGACATTACTAGACAACACCTCTAACACTGCTTTTCTACCCTCTGCTATTTCAGACTCTGTTAAGTTTGCGCTTCTGGTTCTTTTTTCTTTATCTTCAGTGTTTTTTGTTTTGGCTGAGAATGTGGCTTGTGTTTTCAAGTAAGCAATATACTCACTCAATACAGCTTCAGAAATTTCTTTTAATGTCAATTCATTGAAGTAAGGAATTTGATTTGACTGCAAATCATCAATGAAGCCTCTTAATGTAACATCCTGATTTTTAGCCAATTCCTTTTTAATGTTGATTACTGCCTCTTCTTTTTCTTCTTTTTCAGCAACTGCAATTAGCCGATCAATATCTGTACCTTTCTTCTGAAGCTCCAGGAACTTCTTAAATGCTTCCCTCTGTTCCTGTGGAAGGTGCTCAAGAGGATCTACCTCTACTGCTGCTGGTTTCTTTGCTGGTGTTGGTTTCTTTGATTCATCAGACATTTGATTTACCCCTTGTTCTTCAATCCTGATTGATTGAGGGAACTCAGGCTAAATTACACTTAGCTTAGTTGTCAAGGTATCCCATCTGATAAGGCTGGAGCTTGCCTCTCAGCCGCTCCAGGATGCCCAGCAAGCCACGTTTGCAGCTCAACTTGTGCCGACACTCACCTAGGGTTAGAAGTGGTTTCCATTGGTTTACATAATTCTGGAACAGGAGACGAGGCAACAGGCTCCAGCAGTATCCTATCAATGGATACCTTGACTTACATGTAAGTTTCATTCTTTGGAGAGGATTCAGAAAGTTGGAACACATGTGCAGTTTGCTATTGACAGGTTTTTCAGGTAAAAAAGATCTCTAGGGGTATGTCTCAGAATGAACCATATGTGTCCTGTAATTGTCCCAGGACAAACATCTATAGACGATATTGACTCAATATGAGACACAAAGAACAAAAAAAGCTAGATGTCAAGAGGGTTTCAGGCTATGTATCAAAAAAGTACATGCAACAAAAAATTACACTGAAGAATCAAAGACATAGAAAAAGATGGGGTAGAAGTAAAAGTATAATGACACCTAACATATTGAAATCATTGGAACTTCAAACCCGGTGGTCGTACGTGAGTGCGATGGCTGGTTCGATTCCGGCACGCTCCCGTAAGTATCTAAAATAACTAAACAATCCCCTCTCAGTTTTCTTTCCCTTCTACACCTGTTTAAATTCCATTTGTCCCAAATTTGTCCCATTGAAATTACACAGTAGAACAAAGGAAAAGATCAAATGGAGAACATTCAAAAGCAACCTTCAGGCAGTTACCGGATCAGGTGGTATGATGAGTACGGGGTAAGGAAAAGTACTACCCTGGATACTTACGCGGAAGCTAAACAGTTCCTCAGCAGAAAAGAGCTAGAGGTAGAAATTGAACGCAAGAGGATCAAACTAGGGCTTCCACCAAAAAGGACGTTTAAAGCTCTGTGTGATGACTACGAGGCCACAGCTCAACCCCTGAAGAAAGACAGGGCTTCTACCGTGGTTTTTGTGGGTTTGCTGGGGTACATAGATGGGGAGATGACCCTAGAGTATCTACAGGAACACATTCAAGAAATTTCAGACGGATATCAAAAACACAAGAGGGATCAAGGTTTATCCCAGAAAACCATAGTTAATCATTTAACTCAATTATCCATTTTATTAAATTATGCATTTAAAAAGAAATGGTTAGATAAAAGAACCAGCGTACCTAAACCCAAGATTAGATTAATAGCTGAGGATTTCTGCTATCTAAAGAATAATGAGGAAATAAAGCAATTCTTAAATGCTGCTAAGGAAGAAGAAGAATCAGATTTCATCTATACATTGTATGCATTCGCTGTATTCACTGGAGCTAGACAAGGTGAAATTTGTGGATTAACCTGGAATAAAATTGATTTTGAGAAAAGATTAATCACTATTGATAGATCTCACCAAGGAACAACTAAGGCAGGTGAGGTACATTACGTTCCAATCTTAGATGCATTATTACCCATCCTTGATAAATGGAAGGAAATAAATAAAGAAAATCTAACTGGATATGTATTTAAATCCCCTAGATCTGAGAATCCCTTAGTTCATGGATCTAGATACTTTAAAGAGATATTTCATAGAGTATTAAAAAGAGCTAAATTTCCTGAATCCAATAGAAGTAGGAGTAAGTATTATATTTGCTTTCATGATTTAAGACACACATTTGCATCTTTATGGGTAGGTAACGGGGGAGATATCTATAAATTATCTAAAATATTAGGTCATCAGAATATTACGATGACCCAACGTTATAGTCACCTCTCTCCAGACAAATTCAAAGAAGACCACTCAAGAATCAAATTTTAATTAAATTTTAATATTTGTACATAATGTGTTATGATGTATCTGTCATTAACTGGAGATACATTTATGCCTTATTCAAAATTAACAGTAGAAGAAAGATTTTGGGCTAGAGTTAACATTAAAGAAAATAAAGAAGAGTGCTGGGAATGGAAAGGATCTAAGTATACTACTGGACACCCTTACGGAAGATTTCATCCAAATAAAGATTTATCTATACTTGCCCATAGATACTCTTATTTAATATCTAAAGGTGAAATAGAGGAAGGTAAAGAGGTTTGCCACAGTTGCGATAATCCCTCTTGTGTTAATCCTGATCATTTATGGCTAGGAACTCATAAAGAGAATATGAAAGATGCCCAAAATAAAAATAGACTCAATAGAATAGCTAGTCCTAAAGTTATAGGGGAAAACAATAAATATCATAAATTAAAAGATATAGATGTAGAAGAAATAAGAAAATCATTTCTTAATAAAGAAAATACCACTAAAGAATTAGCTGTTAAGTATAAGGTTGATTATTCATTGATTTATAGGATATGCACAGGAGAAAAAAGAAAGTACGTTAAATAATTTATCACCCGATAAATTTAAAGAAGATCACTCCAGAATCAAATTTTAATTAGTTTCATATATCTTTACAGCCACAGCTTTTAATTATATTCTTTGTTAAATCCACATAAAATACATTTAGTTCTTTTCCGCAATCACACCTACAAATCCATTTAGATGCTTTACGCTTTGATTTAGGATCTTCATATTTTTTAATTGTTGTTAAATGATTAAATCTTTTGCCGCTCATATCACCAGAGAAATTCATATCAAACCTTTTATTGTATTTATTTAATTATACCACGTTTCATTATTATTCTTTTTCAGGATCTAAAATATCAATATGTCCCTTCAAATGCGTAAATACGCTATTATCAGCTAATGTTACTTTAATATTATAAACTCTATTTCTACCTGCTACCGTAGTTAATGAAGTGATGTCTTCTGCATAATGTGTAAAATTAACTTGATACCATCCTTTACCCGTTTCACCTGTTTCTGTAGATTGGTCGCTATCAATCAGAATCTGGTATTTTGTAGGAGAGGAACCAGTAACAGCAGTAGAGGTAGCTCTAGTAATTTCAGCGCTGCTAGAGGCTGTTATTGTCATCAGAACAGAAGCACCTGAGAGAGATTGAGCTACCCCAGCAGCAGTTAACACCTGGAACCTAAGAGAGTAATCATCTCCTATATAGACTGGACTAATAGGTGAAGTACTTAAGGTAGATAATACCCTTTCTGTAAGCTCTGCTTTGAAAGGATTTGTTATTTCAATTGCCATTTATTTAACCCTATAATTTTATAATTCAGCTATTTTAGCTCTAAATGAAACGCTATCACCCATTCTAGCTGTAAATGATGGAGTGACAGTATTTACTATTAAATCTCCAGAAGTGTCAAAGACTGCGTTTAATCTAACGTCTGTTGGTGCTAACTTGTCTCTTACTGCATTAAATGAGCTGTTACCATCTAATCTATCCCAAGTAGATAATTCAACTTTAAACGTTACGGTGTCATTAATGACAAATGTGTGATCTCCTAATGCAGATATTTCACCAGACTTAGAAGCTTTATCTAAAGTTAATGCATGATAAGAACCGCTATTCTTTTTCCAGGAAATTCTACATTTATCTGCTGATAGGTTAACTCCAGATAAAAGCAATTGTTTCAATGTTGCTGTATCATCTGTAATTATATAAGTTACAGTAGCAGTAGAGGTAGTCATAGGCCACGCAATGTAGAAACACTGAGAGGCTGTATTGTCTGCGTTAGCACACCATGCCCACAACCAAGACTGATTATTTTGATCAACCACTAAACCACTTTTACCAGATGCAGAGCTGCTATTAACTGCCCAACCTGAACCTCCCTTAACTTCTCCTGAGCTTCCGAGAGGGCCAGTGGGAACGTATTCATCAGAAAATGAGTTATCAGAGTTCCAAGCTAAAGTATCTCCTAAATAACCTCTAGCGTATACTTTACCATTTGAATAAACAGGACATAACGGAGCACCACCTGTAAATCTATTTCTTCTCCAGTAATTAGATACCGCTGCTGTATCTAATCTTGTACCAGCAGCAAAAGTACTTGGATCTGCTTTGTATACCCCTGCATTAGCTGAACCAAATCCAATACAATACCACCAATTACCTGAGCCGTCTGTAGTCCACTTACTTTTAATAATCCCTGCATTACTTTCATTCTGCAATGCACCTGTAACATGATTCCATCTCAATTGACGATAAGGGGAGCTACCAGAGCTAACTACTGCGTAAGTGTCATCTATCGCTAAACCAAACCCACTCATTGCTCTACCTGCTACGTCTGTACTAGAATTAGCTCCATATTGTCTGATTCTGTTTCCAGTAGTTAAGGTAGGCCAATTTGTTAAACTCCAAACTGAGATCCAGTTAGAGGCTGTAAAATGATCAGAGTTAGCTATATGTATTTGATTTCTAGATCTATCAATAGCAACTAATGGAGAGTTAGAACCTCCACCTACTAAAGTACCAATACTGGAAACTTTGCTATCATATGTCCAGACTCCATTAGTTAATACAAATCTTTGAACTCTATTGTTAGCGTAATCTCCTACGTAAGCATAACCTGCACTATCGTAATCAACTTGACCAAATCCGTTAGTATCAGAAAATGATCCATCTGCACTACTAGCACCAGTTAAAATACCAATAGACTGTAAAGAAGGGTGTTTAATGCCATTAGTAGATAGAGCAGCTCCATTCGTGAAACTCCAGGAACTTGATTGATCAAATGAAACAACACTTATACTCATTACTCTACCTCTTTTTTATCATCAGTCTTTTTCTTTTCCTTTCTCAGGTGTATTAAATCTGGGTTTCTGATTGCGCTTACTGCAATGGAAATGCCTGCTAAAGCTCCAGCAGTTAACCTCTTGAGCAAATCACCTCTACCCAACAGCCAACCCAAGGAAAGCCCAATTACGATTGAAATAATAGGTATTGCCTTGTGAGACAATTTCATATTAAAAACATATGAGATCAATCCTACAATTGCTGCAATGATGGGAACTAAATATATATTTGCTCCAACTATTATAGTAAACTGCTCCATTGAAACACCTCTTAATTAAATAAATAAAAGATCCCTTTCTTTATAGAATATTAAATTAAATCTATCTTTCATGATTTCAAATGCTGATAATATTGATTCTTTAATGTTTGTTTTGTTTTTAATTTTAATTTTCATATAGTAATTGTAACTTAATAAGTGAAGATTAAGAAATCTCAATTGTGCAACGCCTAGCGAAGCTTTGCACACAGTGCACAGTGCATAGTTCAGGATATTTAAAGAAGAGAAAGAAAATTAATAACCGTCTGCACTGCATACATTTAACCACTGAATTCTAGCTGTTGTGTCTGCGTCTCCATTGTCCAACAATAATTTAAATTTAATGGAGATCATGTAATCTGTGGTTTGGTGTGCTGATTCCTGTGAATTAGTTGGGGGATGCGTTAAATTAACTATTAATGGTTCAGTAACTCTATATAAATAACTATTTCCATTCAATTCAGAAATCTCATTATCTGAAAGAGCTGCATCTAACGTAAAGCTACCTCTATTTGTTTTTAGCCTTATTCCTACTGATTCAAAGAAATCATCCTCTACTGGAGTAAGTTCACAATACGCAGATTGAGTTTTAGTTTTTTGTACTCTACTGGATAATCCGGTAACTATATTGGTAGTTGAATCATTGATGGGAATAACTGTTACATTAGCTGATAATGTAGAATTTGTATCATTGTTATTATTGTAAATTCCAAATCTAAACTTTAATGCACCTAAACCATTAGGAATTGAATATCTAAATTTAAGATTCAACCAACCTGAAGATAAATCAGCCACAGTATGTAAATAAGCACCTAATACGGGTGTATTATCTAAATTGGGTAATACATCGTTGTCATCTCCAATTGATATACAATAACCAGTAGAATAGCTATTCAATAAACATGCTCCGTCTGAATAGATGTTTCCATCTATATCAGTACAATATAATCCTTGGTGTTTATGACAACCTAAGATAGTTGATTGATAATTTATTCTAGTATCAGGCTGATTATTATTTAACAATCCTGGAGTGTTCCCCCAAATGCCCCTATTGATATTGTTGTAAATCTCTTTAACTTTACCCATTAAGTTAGGGGTTACTACTCCTACGCTTGCTTGCAATTCTCTATATGAGATAGATGGAACTAATAAATCATTATTATCTGGTAGTCTTGCGCTATCAGTAAAATAAAGAGGCAATATCTCAACTGAACACAATCTAAAGCTAATTGACGGAGTAAAATTATTAGTTAACCATAATGAGAATTCTAACTCTCTATCTTTGGTTGGATCTCCCAATAGTGATAAATCAGTTATCTCAACAGATGAGTTACCAAAAGTGTTATTTCCAACAGTAGGAAAAAGAAAGTCTTCTGTTATTTCGTTATCTATTCCATACTTGTAGTTAACATCTGAATAGTTCCTGAAAGATGCTGAGATCTGGAAAACTTCATCTTGTAACTCGTGATATTCTTGGATAGTGATTCTAACTCCCTTAACCCCACCTGGAACGATTACACCAGCAGAAAAGAGCTTTTTAGCTGTGGATGGATCAGTACTAGAGTAAGCTGTGGTTAATGGTCCCAGAGGAATACCTATATCAGAATTAGATAGAATACTTCGCTTATATCTACCAAATGAATGAGATAAGATAGGTTCATATAATGATTCTCCCCCATCCATACCATGATTGTGAGGTGGTAAAGCATTTAGTATTCTTCTGGTGGGTCCATAAGTTAAATCTTTAATCGCTTCAGGGTTTTCAATAAATAAAACCCTTGCATTAGATGCAGATAAAGAAACGTTTCCAGTTACGTATGAATCAGTGATATCTTTAATTGTACTCATTTAAGCGCTCCAAATTCCAAAGCTGATCTCATGTAATGAGACAAATTCAGATAATGAGGAAAGAAAACCAGTTAATTGAACAATTACCGGATAGAATCCAGCTATATCTACATCTGAGGGCATACCATTAATGTCTATACCTTCTGTCTCTATCCATTCGTTATCATATGCTCTGTGAGTTGTTAATAAAATCTCTTTAGTGTAATCAGTAGAATAGTCTGATTCATTAAATTTAATTCTAAATGTAGCCAATACATTAGATGATCCAGCAGAAGAAACTCTAATTCTACAAACAACGGAAGTAATATAATCTGATGGAATCCATAAATTAAATACCGCTAGATTAGTTTCTGAGGTGGAATCCAACCTAACAGCTTCAGATATTGAACTATGAAAATTAACAAAATTATAGCTTGCTATCTGTTTCCATCGTAATTGTGATCTATTGTCATTATGTTTATGTCCTTCAGTCACCTCTAGATCTGCATCTAAGGTATCTCCAGTTAAGCCATAAACAATAGCATCTGTATTTTTCTGAATCTTCTTAGGTAAAGAAGAGGCTAGAAAAGAAGTAGGCAACAAATTGTTTTTAGCAAATGTTGTTAATTTCTCTTCTTCCGTGGCTACTCCGATAATATCAGGGTTAATATATTCCATTGAATCACCTTTTATTATGGGTAGGAAATGTCAGTCTTATTAAATGAACCATAAAGAATATTAGAGGTAGAGTTAGCAGGAAGCCAAATAAATGTTAATGCTGCTCCAGTCTTAATAACCTTAGATGTTAATTGATCCACTCCATTCATTACCCCTGAAATGTGGGTAGTAGAGGTGAGGATAGAGGCTGGGATGATTGCCAGAGGTTTGACGAGGCAGATTGCAAAGGTGCTCGCTGAACCAGTAGCAGCAGAGAGAGACACAGATTGAACAGAGCGCACCCCAACGTCACCAGAAGCCAGAGGCAAGAAAGGTGCTCCAGTTCCAGTAGAGTTGAGAATTGTCCCGGCAGTACCAGAGGTGGTTACAGCAGATGCGGTAGTGACCTTAGAGCCTGTACCAGAGCTGTTAGTGTAGGTGACTGTTACGTTTGCTGGGGTTGCTCCGAGGGTGGTTTGAATGTCACCCATAAGCATTACCCCGTAACCATCTGTATACCTCGTGATGATTGTTGATCCGCTTGCTGAACCTGTGGTGGGTTGAGCTGCTAGCGTGTTTCCGTTGAATCCTTGGTAGGTCGCCAGGAGATCACAGATAATCAGAGTTCCGTTTTCATTGGCTGTGTGGCTCCAGACTTGAGCGCTGGTAAGGAACCCTTTGTAACCGCTGCTAGGGTCTTTTAGGTTGACTACCCCAGTGGTGAGAGTTGGTGAGCTTCCACCCGTGATAGCGGTAGCCGCGAGAGCTGAACCTGTGTAAGCGCCGGCAGTAACAGAACCAGCAAACTGAAAGAGGTGATAAGCTCTACCAGCAGTAATAGAGGCTAGAGTTTTGCTCCAGGTGATTAATTCTGATCTTTCATTGTATATTTCAGACAGTAGACGATCCCTAAAATCTTGAGCCATTGATATAACCTTTAAGTAAAATAAATAAGATTATACCAATAATAGAATAAATACTGAAATTAAGAGAAGGTATGTAATGTTCTAGTCAATGATTTAATGGGAGAAACATTAATGTAATTATTTGTTTTTGGTAATGTGTTAGCATGTGGCTCAATTAATACACCCTGAAGATTTGTATCTGAAGTTCTTCTATCAGGTAGCTCAATTACTGAACCTGCTTTAATGATATCAGATGCAACCTTATTAGATCGTGCCCAACTAGAATTCATAGTAACATTTAATATTGTTTCTGCTCCATCAAATCTATATGAATTAATTACTCCAAATCCCTCTAATGCTCCAACTGTTTCACCTACTGTTGTTGGATTGTGTCCAAAGTGTTGAATCTTAATCAACCCTACATCTGTTATTAAATCTTGGAATATTCCATTAAAATCTGAATTTGGATCAAATGCTGTGGCTCCATCCAAGATTACAGATAGATCAAAGTTATTAGCTGTACCTGTTGGATTAACTCTATCAACAGTGACAGACGGAGCAATAACTCCAGTTGATTCAGCTATTGCGTTATTTTCAGTTAAATTATTTCTTAGTAACTTAAGATTAATAATTCCAGAGTCAAAGTTTTTATCAATGCCAACAATAAAAAATGAACCTGAAATACCTAAACCTGTTGGAGTAGGGATCTTAGAATCGCTCCAGGTGACAGAATCACCAAACTCTAACCCATCAAAAAAGAAATCCTCTGCTGAAATGGGAACCACGTAAACAAATGGAGATCCACCAATCACTGAATTAAATGCTCTGATAAATTTATCTAATGCACCTGAAGTTAAATCTTCTTCAGTAATCTTATTTCCAGTTCTCCAGATTCTTATATCTTGTGTATTTGATTGAGTTACTTTATCAGAAGATAAGAATCTTACCTTTCTTATAAACTGAGGAGATAAATCAATAGTATTAATACCACTGGATAAATTGACTACCTTAATATCATCTAATCTATTGGATGCTGAAACAATTCTATTCAATGGCTGGAGTGTAACTGTGGGCGCTACCTCGTGTAACCAACATTTCAGAGTTAATTGACCATTCTGCAATTGACCTAATAGCAATAGATTAAGAATGAATTCATTTGTCAAACGGTCTTTAAAGCTGTTTTCTGTAGTTAAATCGAAACCATATTCATATTTGGTATTAAGCAAAGCATCTAATTTAAGTAACTCATTGGTGTTTCCATCTACGTCGTATACATCTACTGGAGCTGTACCAACATTAAGAAAACTCTGGGGTATTCCTGCTCCAATTCCACCAATTAACTTATCATACGTTTCTGAAGAAGTTCCATATTTAGATACAGCAAGTTTAAGAAATGCCTTAACTGGAGTATCTGTTATATTAACTCTAAGTGACACAGTTGGAGCAGAATCAGGGCTGAAAGGCTTATTAGGTGCAGTTGCTCTAGTCCAGCCTTCTTTAAGGATTGCTCCAGATCCAGTAGTAGTCTGATTAGGTTCTAATATTGATGCATCTGGAGATGAGTCAACATAAGTTAAATAGATATTTACGAATTGATTACTTAATCCAAGAATCTGAGTTATTCTATAGATGTATTCATCTCCATTTGCTTTGATCTTAACCTGATAGGCAATATCAGGATATGTTGAAACAATCGTAGTATTTAGCGTAGAAACCAAACTACTATCTATTGATTGCCCTGAAGGTTGATGCAATGGTTCGTTAAAGAATTCCTCAGCTTCTTTTCTATTTAATTTTATAAAGCATGATTTAGCTACAGTGGTTGTATAGATAGAAACCTGATTAACTCCATTGATGGAGAGTATTTTAGTTTTAGTTACTGTTCCTATTTCGGTAGCAATTATGTTATAGGAAGTTTTTACTTCTTTAAATAACCCACCTATCTTTAATTCAGATAAATAATCCTCAATAAATTTAAGTGAGACATTGTAATATATTCCGTTCTCTTCAATAGATGGAATTGGATTTTCCATAGTAACTACTCTAGTTACTGAATAATCTATTATCTCTCCGTCTTGACCTAATTGGAATAAATAAACCTTTGCATGAAATCCATTTTCCAATCTAGGTTTAGGTGTCATTACTATTCTATCTTGTGAACCATCTTCACCCATAGAATAAGAACTAGGTAACAACTTATGAATCTTTGCTATTGAGTTAAGCTGCGCTCTAGCAACTGTTAACGTATACGATAAGTCAGTATTTGCTGTAACGGCAGTTACCTTAATGCATTCATTGTTAATGTAATTATAGCTATTTAGGTTTGGCGGATCACTGCACACAACTTTTATAGATGTCGCTGAATCAGAAAGAACAGATTGATCAAGTAAATAGTATGACTCGGAAGAATCAGAAAGAAATACTTTACCTAATTCACCCTGTTCAAAATCTAAGAGACTTACTGTGAAAGTTGTTCCTGAACCTACTGGATTTCTTGGATTGGCTGTAAATGCTACTCCAGGTAATTTCTGAATAATTGGGTATTGTGTAGCAGAGGAAAGCTCAGAAGGTAATCCAGTACTAGGCAACTCTCCATCTGTGAATACTACCGGATTAGTGCTAGCTGTATTGAATGGATCTTTTAATCCTAATATATGCAATGCAAAGACATATTTCATTTGTTAGTTTCTCCCTGCTTTAGCGGAAGCCAACAAATATTTATTTAATTGATCTCCGATTACTTGAGCATCTCTCTCTGTTGCGGGAACCACACTTGAGAACTGGAGCACTATGGGTCTTAGGTTCTGTGTTGAGCTTCCACCCGAGATAAGAGAGCTGTTACTTGTGGGGGAGCTGGAACCTGATCCACCTGGAGCGCTCTTATCTGCGAAGTCTCCCTTTTTCTTCTGCCTGAGAGCTGCTGCTGCTCCCATTCCTGTACCTGCTGCTACTTCCGCGCTACCTACCCCAATCAAGGCTGGACCTTGTGGTAAACCAAGGATGGAGAGGCCAGTACCTTTGAGAATGTTTGCAATACCATCGTTGATAAGGGAGGTTCCAATCTGTCTCACCATTGCTCTAGCTAGTTTCCCCCCTGATTTTTCAACGTCCTTTTCAGCGCCCGCGAGTACATCTAGATATTGGTTGATTCCCTCTGTTGCTGTGGTAGCAAACGCTCCAGCAATGGAACCACCTATTTTAGACATTTCCCCAGCAATCACATTAGATGAATCTTGAGATAACTTTGTAAACCTGAATAGCTTATCGCTGATTACATCAAATGCAGAGGTAAACCTTTCTTGATCTGTTGCCTCTCCAATGATTTCATTAAGAGATGGGAGATCAAAATCTACCTCAATAGGTTTCCCTAACTTTGTTTTTATCTTGCTAGAGACTATATCTAAACCCTCTCCTGTACCTTTTAGATACAAATTCAAGTCTTTAAAGGAATCCCCTAAATCCTTGACTTCTTTCTTTGCGGTTCTAGCTGCTGATTTAGTAGAGGTTAGCTTACTAGTTGTTTTCTCTAAATTATCGCTTGCTTTATCTGCATTTTTAATAGCGCTTTGAAAGCGTTCCCCAAAATCTTTTAATGCTTCTGGAGTCTGCTCTAAAGTGTTAGCTTCTAACCTTAGATCCCTTAATGCATTCTGTGTTTTAACTGCTGCTTTCTCAGCTAGCTTATATGCTTCATTTTCCTTGATACCTTTTTCAGCTAATACCTCGGAGGTGTTCTTTATTGCTTCCTGTAACTGATTCTCTTCATCAATTGATTTCTGTTTTGCTTTTGAAAGAAACTCTACTCTTTTATTTGTATCTGAGAAGTCTGGAACGTATACATCTAATGAAACGAATCCCCCTTCTCTTCTTTCTTTATTTTGTTGAATTATCTCATTCTTTATTGCTTCTTCTTTTTTTCGTACATCTTCTAATTGAGAAACAAAAGAAGACATATCAATTCTTTCAACGTCTTTAAATGTATCTAATACCTTAACTGATTCGTTTCTTGCTTCTCTTAGATTGTTTACTGAATCCTCTAAAGCCTGATTAGCAGCTACGAAATAACCAGCGATACCACCTGCTAAAGCTCCAATACCTAAACCAATGGGACCAAACATAGCGCCTAGTTGAGCACCCTTCTCACCTAGCTCTAGAGTTGATTTAACAGCCTTTTGCGTTGAATCAGAGAAACCAAGTAATGATCCACCCGTTTTCTCTAGGATATCCTTTACCGCTCCAATTGAACCCACTGCTTTTTCAAATGTCTGTCTTAAATTTATCTTATCTACTGCACTAGCTGTTTTCTCAGATGCTTTTGCGATACCATCTAATCCAGACTGTACTTTATTTGAACCAGATGCAGCTTTCTCAAAATCACTAACTGATTGCTGTACCCATTCTTTTGTTTGTCTTGTAGCTACTGAGGTATCTACCTCTGGTATAATAAAAAGTTGATTACTCATTAAATCACCACTGTTTCAGGTGTTTGTCTGCGAAATAGACTAAAGACAACTGAATATAAATTAGTAAAAATATCCCTCGAAGTAAAGTTAAGTAAATGCTTACCATTCAAATTCAATGCATAAGCTGAAGGCTTAAATTTAGATTGCCCTGTTGAATCATCTGGTTCATAAACAAATATATAATCTGTTCTTAATGCCTCAATCCATAATGCATGTAGCTCAGAAATCTTATAGATGGGATCTCCGGCAGTAGGCGTAATAGTAGAGGGAACCTTTTCATAAAGATTAATTACATTGGTAGAGACTGATTCCACTCTTGAATAAAAATTATCATTGGAGATTCTAATTAAATCCCCTTGTGCTACTGTAAGATTACTATTGATGTTTGATACATTTACTAATCCAGTTGTATCAGGAGCAGTTAAGTTAAGTATTGAATTGTTTGCTCCAAAGGATGAAAAAGACTTCACCTCTAAAGGATAACCAGCGTATTCAGGCTCTAAATCAACTGCCTCAATTTCTCTAGTTGATTCCGAGGAACCTCTAGAAAACCTTCTTACCTTTCCATTAGCTAATGCCATTGTTGATTCAAAGGGAAATGCTTCATTATCCCAAGTATCTTTATATGAATTCTCAGTAACAAATAACGATCTAGGCTGGAATGCTCCATTGATGGTACCAACTGGATTAGCTATTGTGGCTGTAATTGTTGCATTTGATTCTTTGTCTAAACCTAATTTGGTAGCCCAACCTGAAGCATTATTCAATGTAAAAACTGTAAGAGTCATCTGAACACCAGAGAATAAAAATCCAGTGGCGTCAAAGGTTACATTTATTTTATTTCCATTGATGGTATCTACAAAACTAGATGGGAACGTAAATTTAAGTAATATGTTAGCTGCTGCTGGAACAGTGGTAATAGATGCCGCTAGAGCTTTTGTTCTAATATCATCTCTTAACTGACTATTTACCTTTGCTGCAAATGAAAAGACATCGTATACACCTGCTGCAATAGTGGTGCTTAATGTTAATGCCTTGGTTGTTGCGCCTTGCGTTAACGTAATTGCTCCAGCCAATGTTAATGCACTGGTTAATTTAATGCCTGCTGAGAATATGCGTATTGCCATTATTTACTCTCTGAATCTTGTTTATCCTGATTATACCTTTCTTTTGCAGCAAATACCGAATTCAGAAAACAATAAATATTGTTAGGCAACTCAATAAATGGAATGCCATAAAATGAATTAACTTTATCTATAGATTTTATTTCATTTAAAGCAATGTAGATATTATTCCATAACTCAAAATCATTAAACTTATTAGGGCATTCCTTTAATGTTATTGCCTCTCCATCAATGTAATCTATCTTATATGAAAACCTATTCTTGCAATTTGGATCTGAATATCCTTCAGTACAACTACACTTATTGAATGCAATATTTATTTTATTCGTCTTAACTGTAGTTCCCTCAATCAGAGAATACTCAAGAGAAATTCTTTTTCTCATTGAATAAGAAACCAATTGATCTAGATTTAATTCTTTATGACTTGAGTAAGTCTTCATTTGTATTAAATTTTATTACATAGGTAAACATTGAACTAATTAAGGCAGGTACAGATTTATATAGTGACAATGTTTCATCTGACAAAACATCATACTCTTTATTTACCCATTTAATTTTATCTGTCTTAGACTCAAGTATATTTCCTTTTGAATCTGAAACGTCTTTATGTCCAGCAATACCCCACTTAACAAATGAATGCATAATCTCAAGTTGATCAAATGATAACTTCTCAACTGCGTTCTTAAGTGAAGATAGTTTTTCATCTTTGGCTAATACTTCATCAGCTGTTTTAGGTTCAGGAATATCAGAGGCAATTTTCTTTAATTCATCTAATGCCTTATCTTTTGATAAGTAATCATTAAAAAGACTTGCAAACTTTCCTCTGGGAATAGGTCTTAATAGTAATTTAATTTTCTTAGATTCTGCGTTGTCAAGCTCTACAGGCAATTCAAATTCTTTAGGGTCCAATGATGGATCATAAATATTAATCTCAAACATAACATATACCTCTTTTAATTAAGATATATTTTATCAGAAATATTACTTAGCTTGAAATCCTCTTTACTCTATCCCTTTCTTTTACTACAGATATAAAGATCCAGAGTAGTGTAAAGAATCTTTACATACCCTGAGAAAGCTCCAGGATGCGTTTTAAGGTGCTAGAGGTAACTGAGACTAGGTGAGGTATGAAACGCAGATTCTAGGGGTATTCTTGAAAGGATTTTTCAGGTGGTATTTCAAATTAGTAACTGCAAATTTAATTATCAGGAATTAAAGAAAGCCACAGAGCATTTATGTTGCAATGTAGTAAGTGAAGACTCTTGAACCTGGAATGAAAGCTGTACACCTTCAATGCCGTTGATGTCTGTTGGTTCAGGTTGAGCGGTTAAGACCACTTCAGGGAACCAGATACAAACTGCTCTTGCTGAGGAGCTGCTAGGCGCTCCGTCGTAACCAGTGAGGAAAAGAGAGAAGGCCGTCTTACTAAATCTGTCAGTGATCCAGGATGCAGCCTGTGTATCCAATGTGATCTGGATTGGAGCATTAAAGGATACTCCGCGTTTCCAGCCATTTTTGGAGCTGCCTGGAACTGTACCTGTGCTGGTTCTTCCTGCCGCGTAGGTGTTGGGTATCCACTCTGGAGCAAGCTCAACACCTGAGACGGCTACAACAGGTTGCTTAGTGAGAGCTGCTGGAGAGGAGAGGGATTGGATAGATACGTCCCAATTCCACCCGAGGAAAAATGAGGTAGGTGTATTGGTAGGAGAGCCTGTGTTGCTAACACTGCCTTGCGCCCAATCAACACCTGTTAACGTGGCATCAAAGCCGCACCTACCAGCGAGATCATAATTGAGCGCTAGTGAGCTGGGCACCAAACCTTGAACGCTCCAACCTAAACTACCCGGCTCTTGATCTGCATCTACTTCAGCAGCCAATGAAATGATGTCTGCTCCAGGTGTTTCATAGTAACAAGCTCCAGTGCATTGCGCGGCATTCTTATAGCTAGCTGCTGTTCTAGCTCCAATGTTAGATTGAATACCCCAAGTAATCACTGATCCGGTATAAGTCTTAACAGGTAAATAATCTGGAGCACCTGTATTATAGGTAACTTTAACAATTGGATCAGGTACACCTGAAGAAATGGCGCCAACAGTAGCGCTATTAGTTCCCCCTGAGTTAATAGCTAATGCTGTATTAGCTGCTTTGGTTCCTAAAGCACACTCAAAAAAATCATCATAATCAGAAACGATATTCTCATTTAACATAAAAGATAAACTTATCTCTGCTGTCTTCTCTCCGATGTGAGAAGCAAACTTAGCTTTTCTACTTGTTAATTGTCTTTGATCTTCTAATGATTCAGTTGAAAGGTTTTTAGATAAGTTCTGGAAAGCTCCAGGCTTAACCCAACCACTAGCAGAACCTCTAACCCCACCTGATTCAGGTGCATATGCAAATCTTTTAATATCTGATTTAGTGCCGCGTTGTGCCATAATAATAATCTCCTAATCTAAATTAGATTAAATTATAGCGTAAGCGTTGAATTATTGTAAATCTGATGGAGCGTTATTTATATGAATCTGGAATATTGATTTAATATTATTGAAAGCTTCCTGTTGAACTCTGACATTGATTGAGGTGCAATACCTGCAAAGGGATGTTTATCATTTACATATCCGGCATAAGGCGCATTGAAGTTAACACCACTCTCTGAAACAGTTACATCTGAAAGTAATCTACCTGATTCTTTCCAGTCTAGTTTAGTTTGTTCTCCAGTAGATGAAATACCTTTAGAGGTTTGTTGTCTGATTGTTTCTAGAATCAGTTCATTTATCTTTACTTTTCCTTCAGGTAATATTTCTATGCCTTGAATATTAATTTCTACCATTTATTTCACTCTTACAGATTAGGTTCAAAGTATTCTACTTCAAATTCAATCACCCAAATAAAGCCAGATCTAAAAGACGCATTCCATTTTAATGCTGAAGCATTAGATAGAGTCTGTAATTGAAGTGGCCTTTGTAGACATAATGAACTAACTAGCAATGCGTCATCTTCACTAATCATTAATTCAACATTTAGATTTGAATCAGTCTTAGATGAGAAACTTTCAGGATAAAACACCTGGAGTTGAATCAATGCAGCTTTGCTCTGTTGAGAGCTGTTAGAATTCAATTTGCCTCGTGTAATCCGCGTAGGAACCAACTTAAAGGCTCTCAGTGCTGTTGCTTCTCTTGCTGCTGCTAGAGGGGTATTTCCTTTCCAGCGTTGGTATCCTGCGTAACTCTCCACTGTTGGAGTAATCCCCTCTAATACCTCACTAGCAGCTAATAGAATTTCTGATAGTTTAGTATTCATTAAAGGTACCTCAATACTGAATTAAGTGTAGTGCGTGGATTATTAGAAGATACGTTTCTTCCATCAAAGAAGTAGTAGCCTTTGTTATTGATTGATTTAGCTGGTTCACCAACTAATGATAATTCACCTGAAGCTATCTTTCTCAATAGCTCCATTGCTTTATTATATAAATCTACGTAACTTGCTGGAATATCTGAAAAGCTCCAGGATCTTAAATAAACATTATAGATTGATAAATCAATTGATAATTGTTTAACAAAGTCTGGAGTAGTAGAGAAAGGATAACCAGAAGTACCATTGCAAAATAGATTAATCAATGAATCAGCCTGAGAAATTGCCTCACCTATCATTGTTGTATCTAATGGGTCTGATTTAGAAATTCTCTTTAATTCTATTTCTCCCCCTACTGCATTTTGAATATCTGAATATGTCGAGTAAGCCATTTAATCACCTAAGTAAATAATTAGCTTATTTTAACAGATTAATAGATTGAAGAGAAAAAGAGGTTAGTAACTAAAGAAGGGATAAGAAGAATACGATAAGATTAGCTAACGCAATCGTAAAGCAAATAGCCAAGTTTAGGAAGTGTCATTTCAGCAGACTCAACTAGAGCACCCTTGATTAAGTGTGCTCCGAAAGCGCCACCTCCTAAGTATTGCTCTAAACCTTCATAGATAGGCATTTCTAAATCTTGATCTGGGAATCTAAAGGTTCTAGCAAAGCCAGATGCCATTAAGCCAGAATCATCAGAATTAGATGGTTTGAACAATACACAGTGATCACTCCACATATTGGTCATTGTTGGGTTGGAATCATCTGTTATAGTAGTGGAGTTAACCTTTGCCATACCTAAATGAATCTTACCAATACCAAAGAACTGAGCTAACATATCTGGATCAATTGCCTTAGAACCAGTGTATTGAAAACGGGCTTGAATGTTAGAATTTCCAATTAATGTATTAAATGCATCATATCCCATAATCATCTGAAGTTCACTTTTCATAACATTAGGGATAGCTTGAATTGCTGTGTTAACGTCTGAGAGAACGTTAGCTACAGTTGCTATACCCCATTTGGTAGATGGAGTGGCAGAACCTGCAGCGCTAGAGTAGTTGCTTGAAGTAGTAAACTTGGTAGCTACTCTTTGCTCTCTATCTAAAAGCAATGCGTCAATAACGTTATCTCTAACGAATTGTACAGCGTCTGCATTAGCCTCTAACTCTAACACAGTGTCATGAGGGAAAGCCTCAATAACTGCGTGACCATCTAATGTAACGTTAACTAAATCAAGAGTACCATTCTTAAGTACTGGAGTACCTAAAGAAGACACCTTCAATGAAGAATGTTCAGTCTTAGAACCTAATCTATTTCTGTAATAGAAAGGTGCTTTAGATTTGGCAATAGCTACTGGAGCTAACAAATCAGCTACGAAAATATTATTCTTATAACCTGCAAACAATTTTGAAAGCCCCATATTTGGGCTTGACGAAATACCTGACATATTTTTAATCTCCTATTTTTATTCCTTTCCCCATTCAATTGAATGGATTGAGTAAAAGTAAAATAGGTTTTTATTAGAGAACCTATTAACTCTCTAATTAATATTAAGTCTCTTTAAAGCATAATTGAGGCTGAAACAAAATAGCTACTTCAGTATCTGAAGAACCAGTCTCTAATGCTATACCTACAATTTGAGTCATCTGAGCTGTGGTTAATGCAGCGTTAGAAATCTTTCCAGCTGTACCAGCAACAACTTTTTGCCCAGCAGTTACAGTACCACCGCAAGTAACGCGAACAATTTTACCAACTGTGCACATTACATCAGCAAATGAACCATCTGCAGCAGATGCATTATTAACTGAAATACCTACTGGAGCTTGAATAGTATTGAATGAACCAAATGCAGCAGTAGAAGTAGTTGCATAGATAAAATCTGATGCACTCGCATCGTATGTAACAACTCTCTTACCAACTAATCCAGCTGCCTCACCTGCTTTTAAGCTGATAACATCAGTCATTGGATTATATAAATTACCTTGTACGGCCATGATTTTAATCTCCTAAATTTAAAATGCACTGTGTGCAGTTATTATTTGCTCTCTCGTAAAACCTTCAAATAAGCATTAACAAAAGGAATCCCTTCTTTCTGACTTAATGCTTTAGCTTGTGTTTCTCTTTTGTCTGAGAGAGACAAAGCAACAGGCTTAGCTAATTCTTCTACTTTAACTGTTGGAGCTTTAGCTTTTAAGTTGGATAAAAGAACTTGATGATCACTCTTGATCTTTCGTAGTTCAACAACTTCTGCCTTAAGTGAAGCAATGTCACTCAACACCTGAGATAGTTCCTCGGAAGGTGCTGGAGCTGGTTCACCTGGAGCAGCCTCTTCAGCCGCGTTATCAGCCTCTACAAGCTTCAAAATGCCGTCTGCTAAGGCGTCAATAGCCTCTGGAGCAAGCCCAGCAGAAGCTAACAAATCTAACAACCCTTTCTTTAATTCTTCGTTCATATTTAATCTCTCTTTATCTAAATTGTTATTAAAAGTTATTTTATCAGATAACATTACATACCTGCAATTTCTGGCTAGTTTTTGATTATCATCTAAAATCAATGGAATCATGTTATCTGTAGCTGGAGTATTTGTTAAAGCAAAATTAACCACGTCAATAACGTAATCATTTCCATCTAATCTTTTTTCCATAATCGCGTAAGGTGAATAATAAAAGTATTCCCTCTTAGCAAAATACTCTAATGCTCTGTCACTCCATTGAATGTTGATAGCGTACAAACCATCTGACTTAATGCCTAGCTTAAATTTAGCTGAGGCTGGAGCACCTTCAGGAGCTGATTCAGCCATTGAATGTTCAAAGTCTGCTAATAGGAAATTCCCTCTATCTTCTTTTTTCTTCAATATATTAAGGGCATCTTTCTTTGTTAAGTAGAAAGTTCCTTTACTTGTTTTGTTTGCACCAAACTGAAATAGCCTGATAGAAGTAGCAGGATCTTTTCTAGTTCCCCAAGCTTGAATATTTTCCACTGCATCTAATTTAACTTTCTTCATATATGAACCCTAATGTTTATTTGATTAATTATATTATCTAAATGATAAATCTACAAAATATCATTCTGATCTAATGGAGCTGGTATTTTCAGCAATTCATAAGCGTATCTCTTGCTTATTGGCAATCCCATTGATTTAGCTGCTTTCAATTCTTCAATAGCTATTTCTCTCTGTACTTCTAATGATTCCTCAAAATACACTTCAGGTATTAATGATTCATAACCAGAACCAAATTGAATTCTTACGGCTTTCTCCAGAATTGATTGAAATGCAGAGGCTACCCGTTTGCAGTCTGAATCAATGAGATCCTGCCTTGTAAGCTCATTAATTTGAGCTTTAGCGAGACTTCCACCTGAACCAGATGAAGTACCGTCTTGACCTAAGATCGCGGTAGCAAGCTGAGATTTAGTAATCCTGTCTACTGTTTCAAATATCTTTTCCCCACCTGATACAGCTCCAAAGATCTCAGCCTGATATCCAGGTGGAAGAATAGCCGCGCAATCATTCATATAAGATTGAATGAATTCCTCTAAGCTAGATCTTTCACTTGTATTGTTATTTGAACTAAGAGGTTCAACTGAACCTGGAACAGACGTAATCATTACAGAAGGAATAGAGAACTTCTCAGCATATGCCATTAAGTTAAGGCTTGATCTATTTCTTAAATACCAAACAGGAAGAAGAGATCTTGCAATTCCACCTAATTCCATTCTTGAGCTTAATGAATCTTTGAGAATTAAATAGTTAATATCAAGTGGATCAAGTTCTTTTATAGTTTTGCCAGAAACCTCACAGGCATCTATAAGAATTGCTCCGTCTTTATGGATATCTGTCTTGTAAGTTCTTTCATCTATATGATGTACATATTTAGGAATTGGATATTGATAAACTGAATCCTCACACCATTCAATAAAATTAACTGACAAACCATAGAACCAAGATAATGACATCTTAGTAATTAATTCATTTCTGGAGTACTCGCTACAGTCTGCATTGATTCCCCTTAAGTTATCTAGAACATATTTACAGAAGTTAAATATTATTTCCTTTCCTGGATCTACTTCATTGTGCTTTTTTAATGCTAATGTTTTTCTATTTAATGCAGATACTCTAGATTCAACTAATCCCTTTAAATCAGCCTTAGATAACAGATCTTGAGCTGCTGCATTTAATGGGCCTAAGTAACCTGCATCTGCCTGCGTTAGGAGTGATAAAATTGTAGCTGGAGTTAAGCCAGACAATGAGTTATATGAATATCTAGCTTTATACTTTGGTGCTTTGGTGTATTCCATTTAATAACCTATAAATAATATAAGTTATTTTAACTGATTTAGATGATTACTTAAAATATGTTCGGTCTATTAATTCTTGGTTGGTAATGATTCAGTGTATTAGTTCTATTTGATGGGATTTGTTTAATTGCTTGCTGTGGCTGTTGGAGAGGCTTCAGCCTGATTAAAGCGTAGCCTATTGCGTCCATTATGTGATTGTGTTCTGATCTTTCCCTTCCTTTGGTTATTAATTTCTGGAATGATTGTATAGTCCATTTGCATTCTGGGGAAATTAATAAACTGGATTCTCCATTAGCATTTTTAAGGATTGCCCTAACTGTGTTATCCCTGTCTTTAATCAATGGGTTATGAGTTAATGAATTAATATTCCTCAATCCTGCCTGTTGCAACATAACAAAATCAGACAATCCAGAATGTTGTTTATTATTTCCTGAAGCATCAGGAAAGATAGTTACATTTGATAGATTGGTGATTTTATGATCTGCTAGCTTCTCAATAATTATTCTAGCGTGGTCTGTTGTAGATCCACCTGTTGAATCATTAACTTCATCAAATTGATAAATCTTATTGTTAACAATCTGAAAGAAAGCTGAGGCAAAAGGCCTATTATTGAAATCCATTCCAATGTAGGTAGGTTTGGTTGGATCAACCTGGAGCTGTCTTACGTGCGTTGCTCTGTCAAAATCTGGGTATACCTGATCTGGGTTTGCTGAGAATTTCCCTAAAGCTTTTACTGCGTACTCCTGGGGTGAGAGGGTAGAGAGCTGCTGCTCCTGGTACTCACCTGAGACGTGAGGGTTATCAGAGGTGGCAAGAGTCATCCATACACTACCCGTGGCTGCATTCTCTCTCCCATCAGGGAACTTCTCATATAGCTCTGAGAGCCAACCTTGTTGGGGAATGCCTGTACCTATTCTTTTGGGATCTGGCGTCTGCCTGAGTCTAGTATTTGCTACCCTGAATAACTCCTCACAGTATTGGATCTCATCTATATAGGCCCAACCTGCGTTAACTCCGTCTATAGCTTTAGGGGAATCTCCAGACGCTAGATAAATTGTGCTCTTAATTTTTTTACCGTCTATTTTGCAGTTGATTTCTATTCTAGGGTTACTTCCACCTTTAATTATTTTATAGGTGTTCTTAGGCGCTATCTTTTCCCATGCATCAATAATTGTTTTGTACAGTTGACCAATAGATGTACCTGAACCAAATATGCCATTTAATCCAGGCATATATTTATAAGCCAATAAATAGCAATAATAAGTACATACTGTAGTTTTTCCTGATCCCTGCCCACCAATGATGTAGCTATTTCTGTATTTATGTATTGTGTCTATTACTTCTTTTTGTTTATCAGAGAAAGGCTTTAATTGCATTGTCCTTTCTCTAATGGTGTATAGGTGAGTTCTACTTGAGTATCTTCAGCTGTTGACACTCTCTCAGATAAAATCTCAATCTCTAATTGCTTGCGTTTAATATCTAATTCTTTCTCCAGCTGCTCTAATTCTGATAGTTCTTCACGTTCCTTAATAAACACATAAGGAATCATAGCCTTCAATATTACGGCTCTATCCTTATGATTTACATCATTGATAATTTCTAATATTGCCGTTCTAGACTTAGCTCTAATTGTTTGATCTAATAAATCAGTAGACTTATTTTTAGAGCCTTTCTTTCTTCCTGGGTTTGTTGGTGGATTTTCTTTTGTAAATGCCATTTAATTAACCATAATAATTTCATATTATTTTAATATATTTAATGGGAATTAACAAATGAGATTAGATGCAGAAATGATTAGATGGGTGGGTATTAATAGCGGTTATAGAATTCAATCAGCCCTGACATTGCATCATTTTCATATTTCTTGATTAATGCATTAAGTAATTGATCGGGTAGATCAAATAAGAAATTACCAAAGTCTAGGATAAAGTCTGCTGGATAAGACTCATGACCAAAGAAGCCTATTGAGCTTATTGACTGATCGCTACCAAAGTTACTCTTGTCGCTTATGAATAGCATAGCCTGTAACGTCCGTACCTCAGTATGAGCTAATTTCTCTGTTACCATCCATTCTTCAGATAAGGTTAGAGTATACTCAGATAAATCTTTTTTCATCTGAGATTTCATTTTTGTAATCATTTGCATTTGTTTTACTCCTTATTTGTTTTCCCTGATTGATTAAAGCAATTTAAATATTCATGTAGCTTTTCACCAATAGCCATTTTTTCTCTAATGCTACATGGCTCTACAGATGAAAAGGTAATTACCATTGGGCGCCTAGTTTCCTTAGAAAAATCTGCTCCAAAATTAGTATTGGCTACAGTCTCATTATTTCTGTAGTGCTCTACAATTACGACAATTTCAGTTTTGTTATCTAATGCATATTCAATCTGTTTACTTAACATTTCAATTAACCCGAGTGTTTTCTTTGATTCTGATGCTTCCATTTTATTTATTCTCCTATATATTAAAATTCATTCTTATATGATTTACCTGCTAACAATGTATAGAGTGTTCTAGGATGAATGCCTACTTTCTCTGCTATATCTACATTAGTGTATCCAGCTGATTTCATGTTTTTGATTAAATCAAGATCATCTAATGATAATTTAGCTCTACCGTGTTTAGTTCCCTCTGCTAATCTATTTGCCTCAATTGCATCTTGAGTATTATCTTTTGCTGTACCTGTGATTAGATGGAAAGGATTATAGCATCTGCGGTTATGGCAAGTATGTCTAATTAATCCATCTACTCTCGTATACACAGGCAAATACCCGTTTTTAATAAAGAAGGCTAATCTATGTACATATATGTTAGTAGGGGTGCCGTCTAGTGTAATGCAGATTTGCGCGTAGCCTACTCCGTTAGTTGCGTAATCCCACTCCAGGCATTGATCTGGAGTAGCGCTCATTACTGCAGAAATGATATTTGGATTGATTCTCTTAATTGTTTCACTGTTAATTTTATTCATTTGTTACCTCACTGTTAATTTTGTATATAAAATTATATCAGTGATGATAACGATTACCTAATTTGTGCACACTTTTTTATTAGTTATCTATCAGGGTATTTAATATAAGAAATATCCTCTGCTGGTGTGGGTTTGCTGATTTTCTCTTTAATCTCTTCTTTTATTTTCTCTGTACCGATATTTCTTAATTCAATTTTTATTTTATTCCATAGTGCAATTGCAGCTAAATCAATCAGGGGTTTCTTTTTCATTTTTATTTATTCCATCAAATGATTTATTTATATTATCTTTTATTTTATTTGATTGGGCAAATCCCCCGATTGTGCACACGTGTTCCATAAATAAAAAAACCCCAGCAAAGAATTTTTACTTTCTCTGCTGAGGCCAAAATTAATTAATGAATGCAAGCAACAGTCAACTAACCCGACAGATATATATTATCAGGTAGTTGTTTATTTTGCAAATACTTA